ATGCTTGTTCGGTAAATATTCTCATTGGTTACTCAATTATCGTGTGACAAAAATACATATATAATTCTATAATTCAAAATTATATTCTAATATTTATAATTTAAAAGAGCAAAAAAAATAGCGGCAACTCTTTGAAGCCACCGCTAACTATTTTTCTTATACTAAAACTATAAGTCCCGTAATTTTTCTAACTAAGAGGCGTTTTTCTTTCCCTTATCTCCGATTTGCTCATTCTTTGCTGCTTGTTCCTCTTTGATTTCTGCAAGTTCCTCTTCTACCCTATCAGCATTTCCGGCAAACATGATTCCCTCACGCGTTGACCAGATGCCACCACTGACAGCGGAAACGGCAGTGGTCACCTTATCATTCAAATCATCAATCATATATGGAACCAGTTCTGTTTCTATGTCAATGGTCTGCGATGCCTTGCTAAACTCGGTTGGATTGATAGAGCCTAAAGCGGAAACAATGAAATTTACTCTCCGCTGCAAGAACTCACCGATAACCTCACCGTGATTTTCTACCGCCATATGTGCACCCATGAACATAAAGCGGAAAGCGGTTCCTGATGCTTTGCCTACCCCCTTCAACGTCTCAAAGGATATTCTTGGAGTGTTTGACATATCATAAGCCATATTAGTGAGTGTTTCTGCTTCAAAACGTACCGTATCCGGAACTTGGTTCCACGTCAGATACTGGGCATCCGCACCTTCACCTGTAAGTTTGACCATTCTATCCTTAACCTTACCCATGAAACCCTCTACATCACCAATTAGCTTCAATAGTGGGAAGAAATGGTAGTCTATACAATCAGCATAATTGGATAATAGTTTCTCCAACCGGACCCGAAAAGTCTTTATCTTCTTGCAATAAGGTTCAGGACGATAAGCATAGAGAACCGGTAGTTTTGGGAATCCATGAGTAAAAGGAGTTCTTTCTTCATACCCTTTAGACAAATCCCATTGATAAACCATTTTGTCCGTGATAGTCATAAAGCAGGTGACCTCCGAATCATCCATGAGCTTCTTTTTATACTCACGTGAGAAAGCAATCATTTTACCTTCGTCGTTAAAGAACGGGTATAGCTTATCACCTCTGAATGGAGACCATAACACGCTTTTCAGTTTCTTGGTGGGCTTGACCTTGCCACCGAACGTAGTCTTAACTTTCTTCCAAAACTTTGCCCAAAACGAATCATCATCGGTAACATACCAATATTCTGCCGCTTCTTGTTCGGAGAGCCAGGCACGGACAATCTTCTTGTTTTGGTATTTGATTTTGTTGGATTTAAATACAGCCTTTACCGCATCCAGCAGCTTCTTTTCATCATCATCAGTCGGAATGCAATCCATAGACGGTTCTGTGCCGACCGTGAAAGCAGTTTGGATGTTCACGATATCCTGTTCCAATGGAATGGAGATACGGTTCACCGGTTCAGTCTTATACTTTGCTTCGATTTCATAAGTCTTACCCGTTTTTTCATCGAAGTGCTTCTCTGCTTCTTTTTCAAGAACCTTTCTGTCCGGATATTTCTTTTTGTCAACCATGATTTCATGTCGTTCCGGATTCCAATCATCCCAAAGTTTGCAACGGTCGGGAAGTTCAGTCTTCCTACCTTTCTTCAGGTAGTTTATCTTCTGCCCGATGTCAGGCAATGCTAATATTTCTTCTAAATTCAATGGCATAGTTTATATTTTTAATGTGTGAATATTCCTGTTAAATCTTTCGGCTTCTGAATCTTACCAAGAAGCTCACCCAATACATAGTAACGTACAGCATCTATTCCGTGATTGTCATGGTCTTCCGGTTCGTTGATATAGTTCCCGTCCTTATCCTTTGCCCAAACATACTTTCTGAACTCGCTTTGCAAGTTGTACGAGCGTTTGGTTATATAAATCTCCATATCTTTCATTTTGTCAATTCCGGCATTGATAGAGCCTGCACCTTTCTCTACGGCATATATCTTGATTCCTCCGTTGTGTATCTCTTGAATCAAACGTGGGTCTGCGCTGTCAGCAATGACTTTCAATCCCCACGGGCGAAGAGTCTTGATGATGTCAGAAGAAAGCAATCCAGTACGGTAATCCACTTCATCCAAGTAAAGGGCGTTATCAACGATACCACAACGAATGGAAGCAGACGGGTCATGCGTATAACCGAAGTCTTGCCCGAAAGCAATTTTCTTTGCCCAAGCCGGGAACTCGTCAACAATTCCCCACTTCTTGAACACAGCACCTTCTGCAACGTCAGCCCACCGGCCGATAACCACATGAGCATACTTTTCAGGATTACTCACCTTCATATCTTCCACCTCTTTCAGGAACTCAGGAGAAAGGTTATCCAAGTTATCAAAATACGTAGTATGGATATGGAGCACATTCGGATGAGTGGAAATCTGAACCTGCACACCGTCAATCTCTACCAGCTTGTGAGTTTTCTCAATGTATTTCTTGTAGATGAAGTGATTGGAATCACATGGGTTCATTATAATGATAATCCGGTTCTGAATACCCTTCTTGCGAATGGAGAGCATTATCTTGTCGAACTCATCTTCGCTTGTCCACTCTTCCGCTTCATCGCAGACAAAAGTCGTAATGCCTTGAATGGATTTCAGTTTTGCTGTCTGGTTTCCGGAAGAAGTCTTGATACCCCGAAACATGATACGGCTCTTAGTCATCTTATTGACTATGTCCGTCTTTGTGGTCTTGAAATATTTCGTGGTACCGTCCAAATCTATCTTCTCCATCATTTCGGGGATGATAGACATACCGGCAGAAACCATCGTGTAACGGGTGTAAAGAATCTGATGAACTATTTTCTCTACGGGAGTCATTTCAAAAGTCAACCGCTCAATAAAGGTAGAAGCATTGAAAGACTTTCCCGAACCACGCCCACCGGTAATAAGAATTATAAATTTTTCCTTATCCTCGTATAATGGATGGTAAATTTCTTGAGGTACTATCATTTCAGCTTGTCTTTAATCCAAGAATCAATGTTGATGCCATGCTCTATGTCTGTTGGAATATCTGCATCATCTTCAGCTCTTGGAGCCGGTCTATTCCATTGTTCGGGCTTACGGTTTTTGAGCCAGAAAATACCAGCTGTTGTATCAGGTGGTACTTCTTGGTCTAATTCCACAATCTCTACCCGTTCTTTCTCGCATCTGCGACCTTCTTCATCGAAAAACACATCTTTCACCTTAATAGCCTGTTGAACTTTTACCTTCATCCCCATAGCCTTACGATAAATCTTGCTTTCAATGGCAAAATCAATGGGCGCACGCCCATTTTTTAATGCTTTAGATAATTTAGGCAATTTACCTTTCAACACAGAGAAATGCGCTTCACTGTAGCCGATGTTTGCTGCGATTTGCTTATCGTCCAAACCATCACGTGCCCAACCCTCAATACGGATTAGGTTCTGTTCATCATCAAAATCAAACTTCGGCTTTGCCATACTTATTCAATCAGTTTTAAAACACCTTCCCCTTTAGCGAACTTATCATCTGTACTTATACCAAGCAGGTCACAAAAATCAGCCTTAGCTTCGTAGGAGGAGAACGAAAGCATTATGTAAGCTTCTTCATTGAGTTGGCGTTCCTTAGCCACTGCCTTAACCTGTTGCTTAACCTCTTTCATGTGAGCTTTCTTTTCTTCATCTGTTCTATCAAGACGCTTTGATTCTTTCACCGGGGAAGATAGCAAATTATCTAAAGAATCAGACAATCTAATATCATCAATACCACTTATGGATAGAATATCATTAAGTTCAGCTTCACTCAAACCGACATCGGAGTAATCAATATCATTAATGTAATCAGCTATCAAATCAATATCTGGTTTAGTATTTCCCACGGCCATGTATGTAAGCTGTTCCTTCTCAGCCTTATCATCCAGATTTACGACCTCAACCTTAACATTGTAATCCGTGCTGGAAGTACCATCGTATTTATAATGCAAATCCATTGCTTTTATCCTGCGATGCCCGTCTATAAGATTTCCCGATTTCTCATTCCATACGATACCGCCGAGGAAACCCACTTTTTGCAAGTTCTTCTTTTGCAATTTTACCCTCTCATCAGAATGCCTTTTAGGATTAATCGGATTCAGATTTATTTTGGAGCGCTTTATAATTCTTGTCTCACTTTGCTTTAGTTCTTTCATAATCGTATTCAAATAGTTTTCGTTCCACCAAAGGGTATTCATTTATAACTTTCTGCAAATCACCCGGAAATCTATTACGAAGAAAAAGAAGGTAGTTAATATCCGTTATGTCCGTTCCGGATGATTGATGCTTGGAATCGTATGATTCCGGTTTGATTAAACCAGCCCTGCTAATATAATCCATGACGTCTTTATTTTTGTATTCAGACAATGGATAACACTTCTTTTGCGCTTCATTAATTCCGTTCATGTCGTATGTACGTAGCATCAAACGCCTGTTCATTGAATCGGATTGCTTAAAGCCGAAGAAAGCCCACTCAATATTGTATTTCTCCCTTACTATATCTGTAAGCTGAGCCATGCTGTAAAGTTTCTGTTTCTCATTTTTCTCGCATCCCATATACCCAATGCGTCTATAGGAATAAACTGCAAAATGAGGAATCTGCACATACTTAACATTTGGATATTTATTACAAGCATAGTTTATATAACGGTTAATATGAGATAAGTCTTTAACAACGTACATATAAACGCATACAATTTCTTTAAAGTATGGTGAAATAAGGTCTAAAAGGGCTATACTGTCTTTACCCGATGCCGAGTGAAACAATATAACCCTGTCAGTCCTTTCGGCGATAGTTTTTATTATATCTATTGCCTTTTTCATCATCAAGCAATCCTACCACCTACCTTACGATTAATTCTCGCTCTTTGGGCTGCATTTCTACCCATAGATTGAAAACGACCAGCTTCATAGTCTTTTCGAGTGCGATATTTATTACCGCTCGCATCAGTTGCGTAAGTTTCTCCCATAATCTTAAATTTTAAATTAAACAATCTTTTTACCAATAAGTAAAGCCACCGAAGTGGCTTATATTATTTCAATCCATCATGATGAATAATCTCACAGATATGTAAATAATAGAACAATGGCACTTCTTCGGGCGGATTTTTCTTGAAATCTTCTAGCTGTTCATCGAAATCATGAAAATCAAATTCATCGTGCATGAACTTTATTCCTTCTTCTGTTATTTCGCCTATACCAATTTCATCAATGGCGACATCAAGTGTCCATGGTGCACCAGTACTATAAAAATGAATAGCTTCTATATCAGTCCTTAAAATAGGTTGACATTCTTGCTCGCGTCCAGCTTTTCTAAATTTCTCGTTTTCGTCAACTTGCGCAAAGTCCGTGAACATCTTCTCATATTTGGCGCTAAGCATACGTGTTTCTATGCTCTTTTTACCATTCAAAATATCTAAAGCGTTTTCTTTTGTCATTATGAGCGAATACGCTTCTATCTCTTGACCATTATAATTAATCTTCATATCACTATATCGTTATAAAATTTATACATAAAAGATAGTACCCCAAAGGTACTACCACAACCAAAGATAACGAAATATCTTCAATCGTTATACACGACAATTGGCTTATTGTCGTGAACTAAGCCATTTATCCCGTCTTTCTCTACACGCCTCTAAGGTAGGCGCACAGCAAGAAAACAACTCACCGCTTTCAGTACGGTAGTCGTACTGGTACATTCTCACTCTTTTACCTCTCAACCTGGTGTTGTAGGTAGTGTAATTCTCTTTACCGGGTTGACATACGCTGCAACCGTTTTTGTTTATTGAGTTCATAAGCTAATCTATAAAAGTGTTATTGCAATATTCTTTCACTCTCTTTAAGTCAGGATAGCCACTTTTACAAACAATATCACCCACTATTGAATCATGCTTAATATGTCTGTCAAGATAGTCAATCAACCGTTGTGCTGCATCCTCTTTCGTAGCTGCCACAAATCCCATACCCGCAAAGTTGCCAACAAGCCATTCAGAAGTCACTGTCACACCTCTTTCGTCTGTGTATATGTGGTATTCTGAATTAGGTAAACTCTCTATCAATTCAATAATTTCTTTCGGTGTTACCATGTCAATCTATATTTATCGTTTCACATTCAATCTTTCTTCACTCGTATAAGCCACTACAAGCCCTGTTTCATCATGCTGTATGGTGATGTACTTTTCACCCCTCTCTATAGTAGAGAAGTCATAAGGGGTTACCATCTTACCCAATACCTTGCCCAGTTGCTTCATCAGTGGGGCTTCAGGGCTGATAACTAAAACTAAATCCGCTTTCATAATCGTGTATATTGTGGTGCCCGAAAGCTACCGGATTAGGACTTAAAATAATCAAAATATATATTCACCTGTTTGTTTGTCATAGACACCTATTAAACCGTCTTTATACTTTTTACGGTAATTTTCATAATGTCTTGTTATGATTTTAAGAGAATTAGAATCTTTCACAAATACACCGTTAAGCTCTAAATAATACCGTTTCATAATCTTCTATATTGCGCAGGGCTTTCGCCCTGCTGGTTAAACTCAGTTTATTTCGTAATAAGGTTGCTCGCCTCTAATAACTCTCTTTGCATCTGCAATGCTATCATACAGCTTTGATTCGTCATTATCTATGATTACAAATTCTTGATGAAAGCCATCTTCAAACACTGTTATTATGTGACCTTTGTAACTTACTTCTCTGATGATATTCTTTGCTTTCATTATCGTATATCTTTTAATTGTTATTACTTCGTTTCTGATGACGCAAAGATAGTATATTATGTAACAAATAATACTATTTATATAGTTAATAAATTATAAAAGTATTATTTTATGTAACATATAATAATTATATAAGTATATTTGCATCATGGAAAAGGAAGATAAAAGAAGAGTTATACACGTAGAAATGAAAGCAACTGGTAAGCATAGGTACTTTGCTTCACCTGCTGCCATCTATGATGTATTTTCAAGTCAAGAACTTGGAATTGCCCGGCAGTCACTTCTGAACTACTGGCAAAAGACGGAAGAACCTTATGAGAATGCTATTTGCGTAATCAGAAAAGGAGAGTTAGAACGAAAAACTAAAAATAAGAAAGGAGATATAAATGAGACAAATTACATTAATCCAGGGTGAAAAAGGTTCGGGTAAATCTAAATTTATTCACGAAAAACTCAAAGAAATAGAATCGGAAGTCGAAGTTATAGAAACTGTTAATAAGGGGGATTGGAATACCGAAATCTACATTGTCAGAAATAAAAATTCCAACGACATTATTATCCTAAATTCCGGCTCAGATATGAAGTGTATTATTAGCGCATTTGGAGCTGTTTTAAGTAAATACCCAACAGTTGCATCTATATTCACAGCTATTAGACCTTACAATAATAACCCCAAGTTGCATACTTGGATGAAATCAGAGCTTCATATAACTGAGCAAGATAAAGTCACTACTATTGATTTAGATAAGCCAAAGCATTAAACTCCGGCTTACTCATTGATAACCTCATTAAAAGCAATAAAGGCGCACCAAAACGATGCGCCTTCTGTTGTCAATTAGTTCTTAATTTTATATCAGAGCCTCACGGCTAGAATATCAGAATCTGACAGCTTCCATTCTTCTGAGAAGATTATTATATCTCTCTTGTATAAGAGCTCTTTGTTTATCGGAAGCAGTTACAATCTTTCCCTTATATTTCCGCATGACAGATTCATTCATGCCAATTTCCTTTGCAAACTTACTGGCATTTATGAAAGGAAATGCCTCGAAGAATCCGCTTAAATCATATACGTAATCAACAGAATACCCAGACTTATACCACACAGGAAAGTCTCCATGTTTTTCTTTATAATATTCAGCCTGCTCTTCAAGTACGGACATAAAATCATCTTTCGCTTCCTGCTCTGTAAGCCCAAAACCGTACGCTCCGTTCACATCCTCCGAATATACGGAAATACCCCCATCATTCGCCTTTTCAATAATTGCCTTAATCTTCTTCATAATCGTGTATTTTAAATTCGTCAATTAAAGCACCCACCGAAGTGGGTGCAGTCCTTTCACTTCTTTAACCCTGCCTTTTTCAACATACTGTCAAGAGTACCATTGGGTATCTCTTGAGACTGATGTCTGCCAACAGGAATAAAGTAGTCAAAGTCGGGATGAACATATTTATAATGTTTCTTTCCCTTTTTGATTGTCCAGCCAGCTGATTCAATCAATTTGTAAAACTCTGAATACTTCATAAAATCAAAGAACATTTTTAATTGACACTACAAAAGTAACATATTTGTTACAATAAAACAAGCAAAGATGAAGAAAGAAATAACATATTTGTTACTTTTAACACCGTGTACACATAACAAAAGCCGGAGCACTAAACTCCGGCTCATTAATTGATTAGCCCTTTGATTCTTAACCGATTTACGATTTCGGTATAAAGATACTCTATATCCCCGCTGAAATCCCCATAGTTCTGATACAAAAACACGACATCAGCGCAGTTGTCGGAAATTGTACTCTTGGACTGAACCCCAAGTACCCTTGACATCTCTTCGCGTAACCCAGCTGTCATTTTCCCACCGGCAAGCGAACTTGGAGAAAACAGGTACAGGATAATGAAGATGAACTTCTTCCGCTGGGTAACACTATCAATACAAGGGGGAAGACTTCTGCTATTCAATAGCTCAACGAAGATTTTATAGATATCCCTAATAAGGCTTTTATCTCTCAAAATCGGTGAAGCTAAGGTATTTTCTTCCTCTGAAAGTTCTGATTTCTCAATTCTAATCTTTTTAAGGCGAATTATTTTGTTAAAATCCAGTTCCATAACACGATTATTTTAAAAGTAAATAGTATATTTGCATCATAATCGTGTAAGGAAGAGCTGATTCATGGTCGTGCGTGGGTTGGCTCTTTTTCATTTTTCCCCATTCGTGCTGACGAATGGTTTCTTTTCCAAATCATAGCAAGTGATATATACCCGTTTCCCATTAACATCACATAGAGCAAGGGCATATCCTTTCTCTAGTATTTTAACCGGCTGATTGTCGCAATAGACAGTACTTCCAACCGGAACTCTTATAAAATGACGTACTATCATTTGATTATCTTTAGCTTGTTATACCAGCGTGAAGAAAAAGGGAACCACCCGATTAAGAATGATTCCCCGAAAATGGTTACTTTGTATAGTTTGCTCATGGATTTTTCTTTTTAAGTATTTCAACACATTCCTTTATCCCATCATCGAAACCCTGTTTATAGCCTTTAGTATATTCCCCTATAGTATATACCGCCATTGACAGAAAAAATAGAAGGATACCTACAGGCTTATACCAACCGGGCAACGAGATGGAAAACGGCTTAAATGTAATTGTGAGATCTCCAACCCATAATAGGGCGATAATACATATGATTGTAAATATAATTGTTTTCATAATCAATATCTTTTTCCGTTCAACTTAGGTCTTAATTCGTTATATCTTTGTTTCTGCTCAATATGCCATAGCAAATCTATGCCAAGATGTTTGGCTAGTGCAAAGATTGAAAATATCATCTCATTTACAATCGTAGAAAGATACTGGTAATCTACAATTGGTTTGGTAAATATGGAATATATCGCTTCCGTGAAACTCAATTTGCTGTACATACAGGCAATATCATCCATATATTCGGAGTTAATATCATTACTAGCAGATTCAAGGCTTATTCCTCGAAATCCTGCAAGGTCAAGCAGGCGTATAACCGCATCACTTAGTTCGTCTGGAAGTGTGTCTTTTACATTTTTTTCAAAGGAACACTTAAATCGCTTTTCTTCTTCCACTAATGCAGGATAGCGATTATAGTCCATTTCAAAACGTGATTTACATTTCTTTCCTAATCTTCCCTTTCTTTCCGCTTCCACAGCTTCCATAAGCTCGGAAATGACAAGACAAAGGCAGTGTTCTTCACTAAGTCTTTTATCGTGGAAACCATGCTCACAAGCTGTCTTATAAGCTATATTCCGTAGTTCGTTCAAATTAATATTTTCCATAATCATATAAGTTTTAATGCTTCCTGTAATCCTGCTTCAAGTGCTTCCTCGTAGGTATTATAACGGATAATAGGCCTGTCAGACAATCCTATCAAGTCATGTCTCGGAATTGTCAGTATATCATACGTCCAATAATTTCCATACATATAGGATATTTCGATATGCAGGTTCTTAGTTTCACGAAGCCACTTTTGGGCAACATACAACACTGGACACAAAAATTCAACTGGTTCGTTATCTATTTCCGTACAACATGACATACTTTGCGGAATGTCGTATCTTCTAATAATATTATCGCAACTTATTGTGTGTTCACACTTCCAATTAAACCCTTTCTCTTTCAGCATCTTTGCTGTTTCCAATGTTACAAGTTCTTCGGTCATGGTTGGTTCTCCTTTCCTTTAAAGTGTTCAATCAGTTCGTTTACGGTAGCCTTGTGATAACGTCCTGAAATAATGGTTGCATAATTCCAATTTTCATCCCAAAAGAACATAATGCCTTTTGGCTCTATGAAATAATGATCGTTACCAATAGAATCGCCATAAGAAACGCTAAGAATGGAATCTGTTATAAACCACTGCATGTAGTTACTATCATCCCTCAATGCAGCGATAGCCAGGAATAGTTCCTCGTTCATTCCGCAATCAATACGTCCTTTCTTAGTGACAGTATCTACATTATATATCACTCCATATAAATTACCATAAGACGTTATAATAGCTTTCCCTTCTTCGATACTTTTATGACTTCCCTTTCCGTCATAATTATGTTCATCTAATGTTGTATTACCAGAATTAAGTATGTTATACCCCAATTCTTCCAGTCCTCTCCGAAGTTCCTGTGTATTTTTGCGTATAAAACACGGTGTTGTAAATCCCATAGTTATTCCTCCTTTCCAACTTTAACATATCCGTTTTCGATGCACCAGCACAGCATTTCATAGGCTGCATCAATGAGTTCTTTACTCTCTGTAATCTTTATAATAGATCTAGAATAATATTCCATATACAAGCATGTATAGCTATCTGCAAGTTTTTGGATGGTCAGCACTTCTTTGCCAATAAAACAAGGCAGCTTATCGAGAATGTCCTGTAAGGTGTAAGTTTTACGAGAATGGTCGTAATTCGTATCGGCATCCAGAGAGGTTACAACCATGTTGTCTGAATCTGATTGATTCCACTCAAAACACATGCTTCCATCGCTTGTATCCAGCCCAAGCTCCTTCAAATACAGTATCTGTTCGATTGATAATACCTGTTTCATTTCTTTTCCTCCTCTGTTTTAATCTCTGTTATTTTGCCACGACTGACAAAACACTGACCTATTCCCAAATCGAGGAAGGCACAATAGTTATCATCTAAAAGATTAGAGCATTCCTGGCATAAGGAACATTCATTACAAAATCCTTCTGATGATTCATGCAGCATCCCGTCTATTATTATTCCGTTCTTTACTTTCATAATCAAATACAATTTCTCATATACGTTTTCCTATCAATCATACCGTTTTCTAATTCTTCTACCAAGTCAAAGAATGTATTAGCATAACAAACATGCTCGTCTATCATTATACATATCCCATCAGACGGATAATATTCACATGAAACATTATCATCCCAATCTATATGTTTTTGTGCTTCTTTGGCTATATCATCACAAGCAATCATATACTCTATGTATTTATTAGATGCTTTTCTTATTTTGTCAAATATATTTCCTTTCATGGTTTTCATCTATACACCCATCATCTTTTATCCATTAATTGCTTCATTTAACTTTTCCTCAAACTCCGCAATGATACAATCTGCATCACCGCCATGTACCCAATTGTCCAATACAGACGAAAGAACTTCAACTGCCTTTCTAGATGTTTCGTCAACTGCCATATTGATCGCTTGATTCATTTCCTCTAACGTAAATATGCTCATAATTATTCCTCCTTCTTTTTAAGGCTTATATCAATTTACAACCTATCGACAATTTCCTCCTTAATTATCTCCCTACACAAATTTCTTATCATCTCGTATGATTCTGTACCTTTCCATATTAGTCCCCTTTCTCCTTAATCCGTTCAAGTACATCCCTGTTGGATTCGAGTATATCATCAAAAGACGGGATGTACATCCACATGTCACACTCGTAGCCGTTCCAATCCTCAAATTCAAATCCTCCGTCTGTCGCAACGTATGGCGATCTCCCGGATGAAACAACGATATAGCCACTAACAATCGCTCCATTTGATACCATTCTGCAAAGGACAAGCTTGTTTGGCTCCGGCAACCGTTCATTAACGCTTATCCAAGGAGATTGCTTCGACTGCCATTCGGCACCAGAAATAAAGTCAACAATGCAGTATGGTTCACAATGAAGCTGCCTGTTTCTGCAATCATTGGAATATTTTTTTGCTGCTTCTTCTACTGTCTGTTTCATATCTTTTTTCATAATTCGTCAAACTCTTTTTGTAATTCTTTTATCTTACTATCCAAAGCATACATATAGCACTGAAGGAAATTCTTACCAAAAATTTCTTCCTTTAATGGTACATCATTGTGCATTCTGTTGTATGTAAATATCAATCCACCACCATATTTTATGTTAGAATTTTCAAGTGCCATCTTATGATCTTTGTATTCCTCTATTTTATTGTTGATTTCTATTGCTTTGTTGAATTTATCTTTATCCATATTTCTCCTTTCCATCTATCCTAGCAGCATATACATTGCTATTAGGAATAGATAATAAATTGTTGTTTTACTCATTTCTTTCTTTTGTTATTACATATTGCAATCTCCACACATATCCACAAGGGAATCAAATTCTTCTCGTGAGTATTCAAATCCATTGATTACGATTACCTCGTTACCATTTTGGTCAAAATAAACTCCATCATTCATTTCTGTTCAGTTTGAAGCTAATTAGGTTACATCATTAATACTGTTTTCTCCTTTTAAAACTCGTTCTACCTGTCTGTCGATTATCTCTTGAAACTCTATCTGGCAGATAAGCGAGCAATTCGGTATAATCTCTTCTACTGGGTCACCCCGCCACGTTGGTAGTTCATCAAGGAAGATACGACCGTCTTTATCCTTTAGGCAGGTAGCTCCAACATCACGCTCAATCTGCGCCATTCGAGCAAATACTTCCGGAAAGTCCTTCCGGATTTTATTCCAATAGCCCATGCCACCTTTCACGCAACCGATACAATTATTGTTATTATAGCCCATCTTGTACATGGCTGGGATTTCAATGCCGGCCTTCCAAAGCATTCCCATTGCATCCTTTTTGGTTATCTGTCGCTCGATAAGTGGGAACAACGGCTTTGTATCAGGATATTGCTGTTTAAAGCGGATAGCTCGATTGATTTCTTTCGGGTCAAAGTCGAATCCCCAAACTTGACCGTCCCAAGAACCAAGTTCCTTCTCCAGCTTGTAACGGACTTGTTTCTTTAGTTCGAATGTGCAAGCTGCACCAGTAGGACCATTGATGTACCGTTTTTTAATCAGTACATCTTTTACGTTGAAAAACTTATCGCTGCGAATGGTATGAATTGGCTGCCCGTACCATCTCTCGCAATCTGAGATAAATCGGACATTATCTGGATGCCCGAAACCAGTTTCGATATAATAGAGTTGTACATCGTTATACAAGCTCAATGCAATCTTACAAGCAACTGCGGATGTTACACCGCAACTAAACCAAGCTATTATCATTTTATTCCTTTCCGTACCGTTATTCGTTAATTGGCAGTTTCATAAAGCACATCCATATTGTTTTGCTCTGCCTTCCAGTGGTATGTCCAAATAGAGGTTTAAAAGGGATAACAGACAATACATCCACTGTTTTTATTTCACTCTCGTTCCATTTGAATACAAGCGTGCCGTTAGGCTTCAAGACGCGCATACACTCAGTAAATCCATCGTGTATTAGTGACTGCCAGTCTTTCGGCAGTTTTCCGTACTTTTTAGCCATCCATGAGGTTTCACCAAGTGTTTTTAGATGAGGTGGGTCAAATACCACCATGTAGAAAGAATTGTCCTCAAACGGCAAGTGGGTGAAATCTGCTATTATATCCGGTTTTATCTCTATGGTTCTGATCTTATCTCTATGGTTCTGATCTTATCTCTATCCTTGGCTGTTACTATCTCTGATCTCTTATCAACGAATAAGGCAAGAGGATTATGTTTGTTAAACCAAAACATTCTACTGCCACAGCAGGCATCTAATATAAGTTTTCCATTTTCCATTAAGCTATTTCTTTTAATTTCTTCAATCTCAACTTTTTCAATACTTTACAAAGTGCTTCAGTATTTTTTCTCGCTTGTGTAACCTCCACCGCATTCCCGATAAATTTCTTTTGGTCAGCTTGTGTGCCTATTAAAACATAATCTTCAGGGAATCCCATAATCTTTTTGAGTTCCGGAATGCGAAGCATCCGCATTTTAATATCCACTATGCCATACAGTGCCATGAACTCCTTTATCTTCACGGTCATAGGACTATCATTGTTGTAGATTTCAATCGCTACCTGACCGCTTTCTGTTGCTACCAGATAGGGCGGCATCTTATCCATGCGGGCTATTAATGTGAAGCAGGGGCTATCAACAGAGCCGCCAGCACTGTTGAACTGTGGATTCATCAGATAATGCCATTTCCTGTTTGCGGTAATGGTCTGGGAGGGTTCCTCTATACTACTACCTACATTTGAGAATGCAGTATTCATTATCCACGGCTGGCATATTACTAAGTTTTGTTTCGGTGTTGTGGTAACAGCGGGGCATGGTGAGTTTATATCAGACACCTGACCACCTCCAGAATATTGGTTCATAAAAAACGGAGATACAAGAGAAAGTCTGTCTTTCGTCAGAAGTGTAGGACAAGGCTGGTTAATATCCTTTCCTGTATCCTTAAAGTTATAAGAACACATAAATTGGCTTTCAATTAAAGCCATCCTGTCCTTCGTTGTGACCGTAGGTGCAGGAAGTTCCACCGAATGATTATGCCCGTTCCCATAGTAAGCCGATACAAAAACGTGGTGGTCTTTACAAGTGATTGCTCCAGCCGGTTCTTCCACTGATACGTTCTTGCTGTCGGGGTGTCCGCTAAACTGCTTAGAGAGGAAACAAACTTGCGCTACTCCAAGTCTGCCTTGCGTGGCTACCACCGGACATGGTTCGTCAATCCCAGGAGCGTTATATTTCCCTGTACGGCTCATAGAATTATACTTTACGAGGAAGGCATCCTTTCCTCCGGCTACAAACTTGATAAGTCCGGCATAGATACGTTCAAGCGTTTTCTCTGCAAGAGGCTTTTCCCTGAAGATGGTAGTTCCTTCATCAGAGAAATCAAGCACATCTTTTACCGGCTTCCACTTCTCCAGCCGCGAGAACATATCTTGCCTACCACCTTTACAGTGGGTCGGTTCTGGGAATACTATCGGCAAGTTCTTTTTAGCAAAGATGCCGAAGAAGCGTTTTCTTGTGGTGTAGGCACCGAAGTCGGCAGCATTTAAGATGCGGTGCTCAAAGTTGTAACCGTACTTCTTGACATTGCGCACCCACTTTTGATAAAGCCGGCCTTTGTCCATGCTGATAGGTTTCCCATTCTCATCCATATCTCCCCATGACATAAACTCTTCTACATTTTCAATCTGAATGTAGTCAGGGTCTATAACATCAATATAACGGAAGAGATGTTCTGCCAACGTTCGGCTGTCGGCATCTCTCGGCTGACCGCCTTTGGCTTTCGAGAAGTTAGTACACTCCAAAGAGGCATGAAGCATTATCATGGCATCAGGGTATAGCTGGCGGATACGTTCTACAATAGTGCTTATCGGGGAAAGTTCCAGTGTACGGATATCCTCAATAAAGTGAAGTGCATCAGGGATATTGGCATCATGTGAAAGGATGGCATTCTTGTCATGGTTCACACAGCAAACAACCTTTCCACATCTATTTCCATCCAATCGTGCTTCTTCCACACCTTCGGATAAGCCACCGGCGCCACAAAAGAGATCAATAACAAATAGTTCTATATCGGACAGACCTTCAATGGATTTTAAGATATTTTTCTGCGATTTCATAACTTCTCCTTTTTAAACAGGTGGCTGAACGCATTATCCAAGTCCAGATTCAGTTTGGACGGGAAAGATTTAATGTATTCGTACATCTTATAAGCGAGGTTGTCATCATCACCGCATCTGTCAATCAGTGTGAGCAACATGGCGTTCACCATGTCAGAATCATTGCCGAAGTTTTCCTGAGTGGATTCGCTGCAATGATTCACATCACTTTTCAATCTCTTTATCGCGGCTATGGCTGTGTTGAAGTTTCTTTTTGAATCGTGCCGCAATTCAAAGCCTTCCTTCTTGTATTGCTGCTGCATTTCTAGAAGGTTGGTTTCTAAAACGTCCGTGAGGACAAATACGATGTTGGTTATCGTATTCAGTTTGTCTGTTCCTTGCATAATCGTGTATTCTTATTTCTAATTCGAATGAATCCCCTTCGTTCTGTTTCTTCTAACAGTGGAAAGTCTTCATTCTTGATTTCACATTCTGTTTCGTAGTTCACGGAAGTATAACTTGGGATATTGAACTTTTTCCGGATTCTTACGATAACATCCGGATTTCTTGTTACCCAGTAAACGGTTATTCTCATGGTGATATCAGCATTTTTCTAGCTTCCTCATCTCCTGCATCAGCACGGTGCTTGATTTCAATGTACTCAGCATAAGAGATTCTGTTATCTCCACGCTCCTCTATCTCTTTTTCACGTTGGTTTCTGTATCGTTCACGCTCTTTCCGTTCAATATCTTTCCGACGTTCAGAAACGTAGTCCAGCATCGCACTTGTTATTTTCAATGGATCTATTGAACCGTAGAACCGCCCATACTTCCCTGACTTAAACCGTGCTATGAAAAAACAGATTTCAGCGGCATTTATATAATAATACTCCGAAAGGAATATCTCCGATAGTTCAGAAAGTTGCTCTTTCGCTATCTTGGTTGAAACTTCTGCAAAGTCATTCAATGAGCCAAATTGTATCTTTAGCCATTCTATCGGTGTTTCATCCCCATAAGTAGAAGACAATAGCCCTAAACTCGGAATGCTGTCATTCAACGCCAGTTCTGAATGGGTTGCATTACATCTGACAAGTTTGAACTGCAAATCAGGGTTGTAATCAAGAATGAATTGTGCAGGATCGGGATATTTATTCAATAACGCCCTCTGCTTCAAGTTCCTTTCTCTTTTTTGCGGCAGCTTCTCTAACGGTTGTAGCGACTGCAAGAACTGAATCACGTTTTCGCTGCTCGCTATCCTGTTGATTTTTACTAAGTCTTGTCCCATTATAGTTTCCTTCCAATATTTTAGTAAAGTTTGCTTGTTTGAAAATCCAATCAAAGTCGCATTTCCAATTGCGGTCATTAGCTCCAAGTAAGAACGGGGATTGAAGAATGAGATTGAAAACACTCCTCACTGACTCTTTCCCATATTGGGCTATCCGGGCTTTTACAGCCTTTTTTCTCACATCAGTCATTGATCTTATCTGCTGGAGTCTGTCTTTGAATGTGGTATTATAGTATTCCATCAATCCGCTGTAATCAATCTTTTCAGAGGGGGAGGGCGAAGAAAGCTTGGCTTTCTTTGATACTCCGTCAGGAGTATTTTCTTTCTTTTGATGTAGAGATATATCTATATACTCTCTTTCTTCTTTCTTTGTATTTGTGCCCTCTGTGTGCCCTGATTTTTGTAAAAGTTCGGATTGCGGTAGATTGCTGTTCATGGGCTGTGCCCCAAGTTGTGCCCTTAGTTGTGCCCATTCGTGTCTTAATTCATTGATTTCCTTTTCAATACCTGTGTCCTTACTTGTGCCCTTGGTTGTGCCCATTGGATTATATTCTTCATATTTACATAAGGTTATAAGGTTCATTCCTTGATTGCACTCAACAGTTATCATACCTTTCTTTCTAAGATGCACAAGAAAGGAACGCACCTTCTTTTCAGACCATTTCCAACGCTGTGACAGAAATCTTATGGATGCAGGATATTGACCTCTTGAATAAGAGATTTCTCGACCTCCGATACTCTCCTTTCGGGGCGTTGCCTCAAATCGTGCAGACTGAATTAAGTCTAACCACGCTTCGCAACTGCTAAAAGTACGGGCTTCATTCCACATTTCATTCGAGAAAAACCTGCGGCTTAGCCTCAAAAATCCTTCGTCCATAGTCTTAGAATCTCACGTTAGTTAATTGCCTTCCGTTAGAAAATACAGCCCACTTACCATTACCGCTATCAAACAATCGTAAATCCGACACCTCTCCGAAACGTTTGATGTTACCGCATAAATCCACAATCCATCCACATTCTTTAGAAGGATGCGGGCGGATGGCACGACCGACTATCTGATACCACATGGCAAGTGACATTGTAGGACGTGCCATAACGACCGTATCAAGTTCCGGATAGTCAAAGCCAGTCGTAAGTACACCCACATTAGCTACTACTGGAATTTCACCAGCTTTGAACGCCTCAAGAATATGTTCACGTTCTTTCTTAGGAGTATCACCTGAAACGATAGCGCAACCGGGTATTGACATCGTTAACCGTTCCGCTTCTTTCAAAAAACGGGTAAAGACCAAAATACCCTTCCGTTTTCCTCCGGCTTTGGGATTCATCAGCCTTTGGACGATATGAACGAGATAACCGTAGAAGTCTATCCGTTCATATTCTTTTTGAACTGACCTATCCGTATAGTCGGCACCAGTAGTATTTACTTTCAAGTTAAGTTCATTCCACCCTGAAGGATTCATTGAATAGTAATCCAACTTCGCCAAGTAGCCCATATCTAATAGGGTTGATACCTGTACATGATAAATGACCTCTGAAAAGACATGAGGTTTTGTCCGAGTGATAAATTTCAGCATGGAGCCGAAATCACGACTGGAGCTTAAACGGTATGGCGTTGCTGTCAGCCCAAGAACCTTACACTTCACTGCATCAAAAAAATCCTTGTACATTCCCTCTTTGGGGTTTACAAGATGACATTCATCCACAATGATGTTCTTGAAGTGGGTAAACAGTTCGGGATGATTCTTCACACTGCCGATGGTGGCAAATGTTATCCGGCTTATCTCCTTTGAGTTAAAGGATGATGAATAGATACTGCAATCAAGAATACCGTATGAACAGAGTTTCTTGAAATTCTGTTCGAGTATTTCCTTCGAGGGCTGGAACACCAAGGTATGACCGTCAAGCCTTGCGGCTATATCTGCTATGATAAGCGACTTTCCGCTGCCCGTAGGTAACACCATAATGGCATTTGTTTTCTTCGCCTTGTTATTGAAGAAAGAAACGGCAGCATCAGAGGCTTTCTGTTGATAATCTCTCAAACGGAATTGCATTTTCTCAATAAGTATTTGATTAATAATTCTTCATTTCTATTATTTCTCCTAAAGTTCTGCCATGCGGCTCCATAACTAAGATTATGCTTTTCGCAAAATTCAGAAAGAGAATACCGATTGCCATCAATATGTATATATACAGTATTAGTTCGGTTTCTAACCTGCTCTTTTCTGGTAGCCCATTTACAGTTTTCAGGAGAATAATTTCCGTTTACATCTTTTCTATCAATAGTAAGCCCTTTTTGATAACCACTATTCAAAGCCCAATTAACAAACGACTCAGGATTATTTTTCCATTCTTCACAGATACCTATTCCCCTGCCTCCATAATTTTTATAGCTTGAATGTTTAGGTGAATAGCATCGTTCTTTCATACATCTAAAAATCCTATAAATATCAGTTCTTGACAAACCGTGCCTATAATTATACTTAGTGATTCTATCTTTTGTTTTACACCCACAACTTTTTGATGTTCCATTTCGTAATCCATAAGCACTAACAGAATGAATAGAACCACAATCACATTGACAGATATAATAAGATTTAATTCCTTTATGGTCTAATCTATCCAAATCCTTATGCAATACAAGCCATCTACCGAACTTATGTCCTGACAAATCAGGCATCTTATTACATGATTTTTTATAACTCATAACCCTTTCTCCTTTCGTAATTTCTTATTAAGTGCTTTGTAATACTTGATTAGCTGTTCGTACTCAAAATCAGTCATTTTGGAAGTACCATCAGCTTTCACTTTCAGCAAGTCAAATTTCTGTTGCCCGATTTTGGCTATCAGATTCACCCGATAGTCTTCCAAATGATCGGCTTTGAACCTGTTGCAGTGCCGGCATTCGGCATGGCAATTATTCTCATCAAACCGTGTTGCCAAATGTGTACGACTGAAATAGTGCCCGCAGTCTGCTTGTGTAAACGGCTTTATCTGTCCGCACGAGATACATCTAAAATACCCGTTTGGCATTGCATCACGAAGCCGGATAAAAAGGGAAAACTCCTTGTCGAGCTTAGCTTTCAAATCCGGCTTTTTCTTTACTGTTACCCCTGCTTTATCAAACAAGGGTAAAGGCTTGTCTTTCTTCTTGGCCTTTGTTCGTTTTATGTAGTATGGCATATCTTGTCATTAAAAATTCTTACTCCGTTATTTTTCGCCCAACTTATGATAGAATCCAAAACCTCATCGTCATCCAGATTGTCTATAATATCTCTAAAGTCATACGAAGCACCAACCTCTTCTTGGAAATGCCGTACAATACTCGTTTTTAAATCTGTCACTTCTTGCCAACTTTCCATACGTTACAATTAAAAGCCCCGAAGCGTATTCTCCGGGGCACAACCATTATTTACTAACCCATGCCATTTATGTGGAGATGGAGCGATTCGAACACCCAATTAAGGACTATATCCTTTTGCGCTACTTCTAAGGTTAATTACCTCCTTATATCTCACGTACCGTACTTTCTACCATGTGCACCTCTCGAAAGTCAAAAGCACTCCACTGCGCACCCCCATTTTCGCCCGCCCCATCTTCACAGACCGGACAGGCAGGTTAACAAAGTTACACCTCAACGATTACAATGTCTGGTGCAATCTGTCTGATGGCATCCAACTGTACATCAATGACTTTATTCTTGTATTCCTCAATTGCTTCATTTGCGCCAGCCGACACAAGAGAAAGGGAAACATCTCTACCGTCTACATCAGCGTAAATCTCAACTTCGATTTCTTCACAGGCAAAGCCTTTGAAAAGAGGGATGTTCAGTTTGAATGATTTCGGCAAATTGGAATCAACCACCTGCGAGTAGTTGTCAACTTTGCTGCCGTTTTCCTCCTTGCTGCGCTCAATGTCTTGGTTTACCTTTGCTTTGAAATTCTTCAAAGTAGATACAAGCATCATATTCTGTGACTTGTCAGTAAAGAAAGCACGGTGCATTTTGATGAACTTAGATAACTTGATGGGCTCCCATTTCTTTTCAACGTTGATACCAAACTCCTGCATTTCTTTTGAAGGCTGCAAAATACCGTTGATTTCAGTCTGATAGTAGTTGGTTTCATCAATAGTTAATGCTAACCCCATCTTATCACGATTTACAATGATATTGGTCGCTTTCTGGTTAATCAGTTCGACACGTTTCTCCAACCATCTGAGAGGTGCATCTATCGTTCCATTGATAACTACTCTTTCCTGTTCTTTCGGGTCAAGTGCTACGGGTGCTTCACCTTCACGCAATACTACTTCGATAGGTTTGCCGTTATAGTCTTTCGGCACAACCAAGTTAATTTTGTTTTCGCTCATGATTCTGTTCCTGTTTTACGGTTAATACTGAATACTGTCTTCTGCATTTCTTGCGGCATAATCGGGCGGCTATAAACCAGCTCACCCAACTTGTTATAGAATCCTGCCATCTTTTCCTCATGGTAAAGGATTTTGGCGCATTCTTCATTTTCTACAAACTCTGAACCTCTCTTGATATGGTCCAAGAGTTCTTGCTTTTCTTCATTCAAAGGTTTCAGGCGTTCTTTGAACTCTTCCATAGCCTCTTTCTTTTCAATCTCAATATCATTGATTGTAATTGATACCTCGGCTAATGTTTCTTTCTTTTGCGCCAATTCTTCGGGTGTGAATCGGTGAGTATAACCGATTTTCTCCACTGCATCGGCATTGTCCTGAAGAAACTGCCATCGTTCCTGTTCAGGAATGTCTTGTCCTAAAAATTTGTCCATATTATCTATAACTTATTTTGCCAAACTCATTGTAAACCTTTCTTGCAGTACCCATAGTATTATAAACTGGAATATAGCTTCTTTGAGAGGCTTTCTCTATTTGGTGAATACCGCTGGATTTAGGGTTGATTGATTTTTCAGGATGAAAGAATCTTGCTACATCTTGGGGAAATTTTCTTTTCTTCATAATCTCAATTTTTAAATAAATTCATTATTACGTTCAATTTCTTGTTGTGCGTAGATAAGCATCTGTTGTTCGTTAGCGGCAGGCAAATAGATACCTGCCACAGATGCGCTCCAGTTTCGGAAACGGTCAATACTCAAAGTCATTTCACCTGTTGTCAGCTCGGCAGAACTGCGCAAATAAGTTACTTCATTGCCTTTCTTGTTGACCGTCTTACGTTCAAACAAATCACGGTTGCAAGTCCTCTTATAAAAATCAATTTTTGCTTCGTCGAGACTGCAACCGTACTCACTACCGAAATACCCTAAAAGAAGATGCAAGTAGCTGTTTTGGGCAAGCGTGCGGTTAGGTAGTTTCTTTTTCACTTCCACCACCGCACGTTCACTAAACAGCTTGTTTACATACTCCTTGAACTTGGGTATTTCATAATGATTTGATAAATTAAATATCATTTTTCTTTTTCCAAATATAGCCACCAGCCGTTTTCCTTTTGCCGAGCGTACAAGCATTGATACTTGATGCAGCAACTTGTGTTTCAAGAGAAGCCACTTTTGCACTTTCAAATTCAGCTATATAATTCATTTGTAATCCAAATTGCACAACTGGAATTGAATGAGTTATAGACAGCTTTCTTTTAGAAAAACTTGAATGCTTTTTATTATACATTGGATGTTTTTCCCCTTTTCGGCTCATTGACATTCGTTTTTTAGTTTCTGCATTGATAACTTTACCTTTAGCAGATTTACTAAAACGGCTTTTAGTAATAGGATTATTATTGTTTTCCGTGCGAGTTACCCACCTTAAATTACAAACATTATTATCCGTTCTAATTCCATTAATGTGGTCTACCTCTGGTTTATTAAATGGATTGGGGATAAAAGTTTCTGCAACAATTCGATGTAACAGTCTTTTATCTTTTCTCAAAGTAACATAAACATATCCGTTCTTTACTCCAACATTTGGAGTAAGCACCTTATTAGGATTCCGAACTTTACCTGTATTAGAAACTTGATAATATCCATTATAACCTTTTACTGTTTTCCAAATCTCTTCCATATCATTCTTCAAGTCGAACAGCATACGCTAAAAAGGCAAATCGTCCTTTACATTACCATTAGCATCAACCGGAGGCGGAAAGTTCTGCGACTGTTGCTGATAGGTCGGTTGTGGCGCTGGCTGTTGTACCGATGTTGTTTGTTGCGATACACCACCACGCGCATCTATTTTGTAGCACCGAATAGATGCCATACGTTTGAGTTCTCCGTCTTGATTCGTCCAAGAACGCCCTTGTAAGACAAATGATACAGTAACAACATCACCCTGATTAAAGCGGTCAAGTTCTGCACACTTATCGCCTGAAAACTCTAAGGGAATAACATTCTCATACTCGCTACGCTCTCCCGTATAAGGGTCGTAAGTAGTAGCATCTAAAATAAACTCCCGTTTTGTAAATGAGGAACCACCGTTTTTGGATGGTATTTGAACGGTTTGTCCAATTTCGATTATCCGTCCGGTTATTTGGTTTGCCATTAATTTTCTCCTCCAAAAATCTTTTTATCGGTTATAAGTTCTCTGTTTTCTTCCAAGAACCGGATAAACTCCTCACAATGGTTAGTGAGGATTGGTATATCACGTTCAGGATTGAAAACGTATGTTTCTGTATAGGTATCTACCACATAACCGCCTTTGTTGAACTCCACAATGTTATACTCAAATGTCCGTACATCAGAACCGTTCTTCATTAAAGCGTATGGATATACTAAATGCTGGTGGTGATCTTTGAACTTTCCCACGGTATAACTACCGGTTGTTTTGATGTCGTGAATACTGGTAGGCATCAGTTCGTCAATCAAACCATAAACCAAAACATTGCCGTATGCGGTTGGAAGAATCGCTTCTACTCTTTGTTGGGTTAATGCTCCTTTGAAGTAACCGGAAAACTCTCGGCAAAGTGAGATTGGGAAAGTAAAAACACGATTATTATAGGTAGCTTTCAAACCTATAACCTCGTTGGTCTGAACCTCATCGTAATACAAAGGTTTACCTGTTTCGTCACAAGCTCCTTCGCGTATTACCTTATATATCTTTTCAACCTGCACGGTTTCGGATTTCCGATTTTCAACCATACAGTCAATAACCTCATTAAAGGCTGTTCCCTTGTCTGCCGCTTCGCTGTCGAATGACTTGCGGTTAATCCGGTCTATCAGTTCTTGAAACTGTTGTTCGTGAAATTCTTCGGGAGTATGGGGTGGATTTTCTGACCACCCCCAGTACTTATCCCAAATCACATCACTATTCAGATATGCCCCAAAGGCATCAAGAAGCGTTGCGTAAATACGATATTTAGGCTGCTGGTTCATATTTTTTTTCTGAATTAAGTTTCAGATTCAAAGACTTCGCTTTGTTAGCTACCAACTTTGCCGCCATTTGCTTTGAAGAACCAACGTGCTCAAAGTTATCTATTTGCGCGATAAAATTATTGGCAGATTCCGCATCCGTAATAAGTTCGATCTGTTCTTTTATCTCTTCAATAACTTTATCATACTTTTCCTGTGCCTCTTTCTTGGCAGCAAGCATACCCAAATACGAATTGATTATCTTGGCGGTGATAAAGTCGTTCTTTGCGGTTGGATTACCATTCTTGTCAAGGATGGTAGGAACTTCCATCACTGAAGGAAGATTGCAAGTATTCTTACCGTCATTTCTTGAAGTTGGGTCAAAAGTGATAGTACGTCTTTGGACGCCTCTTTCGCTTTTCATTTCAAGATAACCGAGCAAATCCAGTTCAGTAACGATAGAGTTGTAGGATTTTTCACGCAATGCAGGGATAAACACCGTATCATCACCTTCTTTTCTTGTGTCGCGATGGGCAACGAAAATGATGTGCTTGTTAAGCCCCGAAAGTGTTCGTGTCATCCATGAAAACTCTGCATTGATACCGCTCCAATCACGGATGGACGGCTGGCGGGTTCCACACTTGTGAGTAATGATGAAGTCCATCATCTTGCCGATGGTATCTACTACAATGGTCTGATAAGCGGACAAGTCCTCTTGAAGAACTTGCTGAACATCGCTCCATGAAGTGACCTGTACCGTGTCTATATTCTCCAAGTGCGCCATGTTCATGCGCTTCACGCCGTTATCGAAGTCCAACAGCAGCGGTTTCGGTGCGCTCAATGCTACCGTACTCTTTCCCATTCCGGCTTGACCGTAAATCATCATCTTCACGGTGGTCGGGATAACTAATTCATTACTTTTCTTAATCAGTGACATAATCGTAAATTTTATAGGGTTATTTGTTCAGATATTTACTCATTTTAAAAGCATTAATAGCGGATTGTATCTCGAACTTGGAATATATGATAGGAGAATTTCTGGATGAGCCTTTTCTTTTCTTATGCACCAATCCTTCTTTCTCTAACTTTTCCAAAAAGTTAGGTTCATACCCAAGTGTCTTTAACCATCTGAACGCTTCTCTTTGCTTGATTTCATCAGATACAGGAGACCGTTTCTTCTCACTGGCAGCTGCACCAAGCTCCGCCATGTCCATGCAGATATTTTTAAATTCAAATAATTCAAGTCTTACCTCCATACCGTCCAGTTCTTTCAATTCGTTCAACTCTCGTTCTTCGTCCCCTTCTCATATCGCCCTGTTCGTGATAGAGCGAAAAAGAAAAGATGCACAACAGGCAGAAAGCAACAGCCGACCTAATAGTAGGTGAAAAGTCCATCGTGAACTTCATACCAGCTATTCTCTCATATAGCATGGTTGCCAGTTCTCTGCCGTTCCTTACGTTCAAAATCTCAAAAGCTCTTTGCAGTTGGTTGTTTATCGTGCTGACCGCTCGGCATTTGAGGTTTGCAATTTCTTTTTTCTCATACCCTTGTGCATACATTCGTGCCGTAATCTCGCATTCAGGTGTAAGTTCATTAAAAACTCTCTTCATAATCGTGTAAGTCAGCTGATTAATAATTGCGAATAACCTCAATATATCCGGCTTCCCTGTTAGTGTCCACCGAATACAAAGTTTGCTCCTTGTCTATTATCCGATCAATCCTTGCCAGCCTGTTAAGATCAGCGGTACACCTGCGAAGCTGTCCGGCAAGTTTGTCGCTAAAGTCAAAGCTGATTCTGTCATTCTTCTTTTTCAGCTTTTTCTTGATTTCTGTTCTTTCTTTCAGTTCTTTTGCCATAAGAGTAAAATTTAATTAATGATTCGTGGATGGTAAGGGAATCGAACCCCTCTCAATCGTGCCAATTATTTGCGCAACACGAAGCTCTAACCGATAAGCTAACCATCCGATTAAAAAAGGTGCACTATCCTCACGGACGGCACACCCAGTACAAACACAATATAAAACACGAATATCTAATCTATTATCAGAACAATGCTTTTAACCGCGTTCTTGAAATGATCAAACTTCCGGTTCAAATCACTCCAAGATTTATACCATGTATTTTTCTCTTCAGCTAATTTCTCGTTAGCCTCTTCCAGTTCCTGCACACGCCTTACTAAATCTTCATGCGTCATGCCTCTTAATTCTTCCACTGTCATAATCGTATAAATTTAAAATGTCGTTAAAAAGGTAGGAGTCGAACCTACTTCTTGTAAGCTAAATGAATATATAAATTAGAATATAAGTTAATACCAACAATTAATCGCTTACACGCATTCCAACAATGCTACTTCATAAATTACTGCCCAGCTGGTTTACAAGGTGATTGTGCACTCATCCCCATGCGCCTTGTGCCGGATTATAGGACTACCTTTTAGTGGTCTGTTTTAAGTTCTCTATAAGTTATTCTCATGAGCGACACACACCCTACACATATAACACTCATTATAGTGATAGAGAATATTTTCATAGGACTGTAAGTAGTAATAGCCCCGTAAAGCATACCGGCAGCACATATACTAACCAATATAGATAAAACGAATTGGATTGTTTTCATAATCGTATAAATTTAAATAAGTACCTGTACCCTAATCGAATAACAGAACCTTATTTCAGTTCAGTACAGGCTATATTGTCGAAAACAGTACGGACGCCTAACCCGTATGCTCACTGCTCAAAGACGATTCTTTGCGGTGTTTTCTATTAATTGTTAAACATTGCACAGCTCACAAGCTCCAACTTGCTTATGTGCGTTTGTTATCTTTGGTTGGCAAAAACGGCTTATGAATTACACCGTAATTGCTTTTACAGAATTTCAAAGAACTAATCAATAGTACCCTACCCGATTCTCGCTATCGGTTGCCGTTCAATCTGTCTGTAGGGCTGTCGTGCGTTGCATAATCGTGTATTATGCGTATCGGCTGATACCTTGTACCCGGCATAGAGCATCGTAGTCCATGCCATCATCTTCACAAGTTTCAAAACCTTTTAAGGCATCTTCCAAACTGTCTATCTCATCCGTTATCAACTGGATAGCTTCTTTTTTGCTATCAGCATTGAACATCAGGCAGACAGCCTCTTCATCATTGTTATGGGCAGCCTCTAAATCTTTATAAAGGCTATCCAACTGCTGGTTAATCGTGTAAGCATTCATATCCATATCTTTTATGCGATTGACATCAGATTAGCTTTTTTGAAGCATCTGAATTCTTGGCGTTCAGTATCATAGTAAGTCTGGACGGTATCATTCTTTTTTCTGTTGTCAGTACCAGTGATGGCAGGCATCAGCTTTTCATTTAGTGTACCGTATGCCTCACGAACGGAACCGTCCACTTTTTTGAAGTAGAACTTCACTATCTTCTTTTTCATCTCACCTTTCAACTTCAAGTTAGCCCAAGCGACCTTCATTGCTTCGCTCATGGTGTAGCCATTACGCTTAACGAACTGCCAAGCAAGGCTCATTACTTCGTGTAAAAATTCTCTTGTTCTCATAATCGTGTATTTTAATATGTTTATACTATTTGAAATCTGAATTAATCTTCGTTTCTTTGTATCAGTTTAATTTGATAATGCAAATATACTTTATAATTGTAAAGCAACAAAGAATTGCTTTACAATTATAAAGTATAACAACATTATTTAACTATAAAAGCAGGTTATACCTTATTATAATATGAAGAAAGAAGACAGAAATAGAAATTGGATAGCGTGGATAGCACTTGGATTAAGTGTCATTGCAATATTGCTATGGCTATGCAAATACGAGCCTGTAACATGGACTCTATTCGATTCTATGATTGCTTTTCTTTCTTTCGTTGTAGGAGCATTAGCCGTAATGGTTGGATATAACATTTTTGGGTTAAAAAACGACCTTAAAAATGAAATAGAAGAAAAATTACAGGACATAAGTGACCATCATGTAATTCATACAGCAAAAACTATGATGTATATAGAGATACGCCTGCTACACATGGCTATGAAATTAAAAAATATAGCAGATATAAGGCAATCTATTTACATGATGCTTGAGACCACTGAAAAGACTAAAGATAAGGAAGATATAGATTATGTTATTAATCAGTTGAAAGAACTTAAAACACGATATGGATATACACTGTTTGACGATGCATTCACAAGGAAACTAAAGATTAAACTCGGAAGGATTGGCACTTTCTCTGATAGCGCGCTTCTCTTCCTTCAAGATCTTGAAGTATGATTCTTTTGCATTATCAATAAGCCTGTTTGATTCTTTAAATGGATCCTTACAGATTGTTTTGTTTGGCGTATGAGATGACTCTTCTATTTGCATTCTCATTGATTCAAATAGAAAAGGATTGATTATTACCATAACTATAAAAGTAAAGCGACCAACTCCAAAGTTGCGGTTTGAAGTTAAGTCGCCTATATAGTCCCTTAATGGGAACAGTTAAACAATTTAGTCGAAATCATCCGCAACTTGATTCCGATACAAATATACTTTATATTTATAAAGCATCAAATTAAAAGATATAATTTATGGGAATGATTGATAGATTTTTTGAAGCAATAGAAAAAGCTGGTATAACCCCTTATGAAATAGAAACAAAGTATGGAGTGAAATCTGCTCAATCTAAAATTTCGCAGATGAAAGGAGGAAAGACTAATACCGGGAAAGAAAAATCCCTTCCATCAGATATATTGTCTGCTGTTTGCATGAATTGTAACAAAATAAATTCGGAGTACATCCTTACAGGAAGAGGGAACGCGATAAACGAAGATAAAAATACAGATGATGTGATTCCTAATATACCGACATCTTCCGGCACATCAATTACATCAGAAGAGGAATTTCAAGATGCAAAAAATAAAGGATTGCATTTATTGCCACAGGTAAGTTTTAAATTTGCAGCTGGGCAAACCCAACTCATAAGTATTACCGAAGATATCACCCGCTATTGGTATCTACCCGATTGCAAAGATTGTGAAGGAGTAGCACAGATAGTAGGAAGATCTATGTCCCCAACACTTCCTTCTGGCTGTTGGGTTGCTTTAAAAAGATATACACTTCCTCATGATAATCCAAATACAATACCATTTGGCAACATATTTGGAATAGTAGTAGAAGACAAAGAAACCGGAGAATATCATGGACACATTAAGATATTACGTAGGTATAAGGAACAATCTTTGGCTCGTAAATACTGGATTGCTCACTCTATTAATACGGAGGAATTTGATGATTTCGATATAGAAATAGATCAAATAAGAAGTCTTTGGATAGTAAAACAGCACATCGTAAGCGATACATTATTATAAATAAAATCTAATACTATGGGACTATATTTCAGAAAAAGAATTAAGATACTTCCTGGAGTACACATGAATGTTAGCAAATCTGGTACAAGTTGGTCGATTGGTCCACGAGGAGCAAAAGTAAATTTCGGTAAACGAGGAACGTACGTTACGACAGGAATACCCGGCACAGGTATCTATTCAAGAACAAAAGTTTGTAACAATAATATGTCCAATCATAGAACGCAATTAAATAATGCAGATTCTGGATATGAAATAAAGAATTATACTGGATGTCTTTTCTCGTTTATATGCTATGCCCTTGCAGTCATATTGCCAATCTGTGGTATACATTTTGCTCTATCTATACTTCTTATAATAATAGGATTTGCTTTACATTTATCGTCGGTTGAGAAAAAGGAAACAGTTCAAATGGACAATGAAATTGGCAACGATAATGAAACCCTAATTACAGAAACACCTATAAATAGGATAATTACAGATACAGAAGAAAAAGTAGACAAAAAAAAAGAAGAGATATTTATAAAGAAAGAAGAGGAAGAAAAAATAGAAGATCCCTCTGTAAATAATGTTGATATGATTAGACTTGATCCGCTATTTGAAGATTCTGCCCGTTTGGTTGTGATTCACCAGCAAGGTTCTACTTCATTAATTCAGCGTAAATTTGCTATAGGTTATAATCGAGCAGGGCGTATTATGGACCAACTTGAATGTGCTGGAATTGTAGGAGAAACAAGTGGAATTAAAGCGAGAGAGGTCTTATGTAAAGACGAAGGTGAACTCGAATATAGACTAAACCATTTGGAAAAATCTCGTTTTGAAACACTTAAACAAAAGCAGGAAAAAGAATTTAAAGAAATAGCTCAACAAGAAGTTCTGAATGAAAATTCAAGATTGATTAAATTAGGCATAGATTTAGAAAAGGAAGGTATGATAAATGAAGCTATAGCTGTATATGAAAAAGCTATTATACCACAACTTCCAGCAACACATCCATATGATAGATTAATGATTCTTTATCGGAAAAAGAAAGATTATGATAATGAAATCAGAATCATTAAGATAGCCATAAGTGTATTTATGAAAGAAAATGAGCGCAGAGCCGGAAGGGCAATCGAAGATGATTCGTCGTTATACAATCAAGTGATGCAGGCTCTTGAAACTAATGAAAACATTAGATATGAAGACGGGAAATGGGCTTTCGTTCAATATGACGTAATGGAGTATATTACAAGATTAGAAAAGGCTAAAAGGCTATTAGAAAAATCCAAGAATTAAAGAACAAACTAAATATATAAGATTATGAAGAAGATTCTATTTACCATAATAGGCTTGTCAGCACTATTCTGTATGAGTTCCTGCGATGAAGCTGTTTATAAAGGGAGGAAAGTGTATAAAGCATATTTCGATTATACCTTAAAAGACCCTGAATCTTTCAAGGTGTACAGCGAAAAATACACAAAGGATGGAGATTTCACAGTAAATTGGGAACTGGATTATGGGGCTAAAAACTCTCTCGGTGGAATGGTGAGGGAGAAGGCTACGTTTACAACTGTCGGTACTTCGATATTTATAGACGGAAGTAGTTACAGGCTTGATGAATTGAAATGATTTGAAAATTGTTTTAGCAATAACAACTAAAGAACATGATTGGAATCCGGGAAGAGTTAAAAAACAACATAAGCTGGGGATTACGCCCGGCTTTAACATGAAAATCTCCTTTGTTTCAACATTGTTTCAACATCAAACGAAAACGAAAAATATAAATAGGTGACAAACAGCAGATTAAGAAGTAGAAAAAAATTAGCCAGATGAGCTAATACCCCGAGAAATAATAACGATGCAAAGATACATAGAAA